CATGGCTACGTCTTGGAGGGCAGTATGAACCTGTTGTCGCGATCCATGGGGACAATGGAGCGGGGGCGGTTCACGGGAAGCATACTGTTCCATGTGCAAGCGGAAGGGAAGGTGCTCAATCCGCCGGATAAGACCATTTTAGAGGGGGAGGTGATTCGGAAGAACAAGATGGGTATTTACGTGAACTATCGTGACGCGATTCGTGTGATCGTTCCGCGTGATGCGAACATTGGAAAGGATGAATTCGATCTGGTGGAGATTGGTGAGACGATCACAGTGGAGATCAAAAAGTCGCGATTCCAGGTGAACGATGAGTACATTCTGAGTGTGGGGCTCTTTGTTGGTCGTAAAGGGGGTACAGGACCAGCAAAGACGGCAGTGAAGGCTGCGAGTAAGGTAGAGGAAGAGGAGGAAGAGGAGGAAGAGGAGGAAGAGGAGGAAGAGGAGGAAGAGGCCGAGGAAGAGGAGGAAGAGAGTGATGATGAGGAGAGTAGCGTTGCCGCGCGGTAAACAAATACTTTCATTTACATCGGAGAATGTAGATGGCCGCCTTAACAAATACCGAATACGAACTTCGCAAACAGTTCCTTTTAGACCTCAAAACACTCTCCAAGACAGAGGCCCAAAAGGTGTTTGATATTGTAAAACAACATAAGGTGGAATATTCCGAGAATAGCAATGGAGTTTTTTTCGATATAACAAAGGTGGAAGAGGCCGCCTTTAAGGAACTAGAGGCGTACATGCAGTTCTGCAAGAAGGTCCGCGAAGAGCAGACGATCCGCGAAGAGAACGAGCGCATAGCCCAAGAGAATCTGCAATAGTGGTCTAAACCCTCATGACGATACTCATATAAGGATGTTTGAGGCCCTCAAAGAACTACTACAGAGTAATCGTTCCGCCGCCCAATCTGTACCCGTGATTTCCATTCAAGTCTGTTCTGATACGAACGAGACTGATGAAATCCCGTCCACCGTGTGTGGATGGATTCCGACCCCTATAGAACCTCCCGGCCCAGTTGCCGCGATCCTCTGGAAAACTAGCCCGGAGTTTCGCGCAGGCTCTCTGTCCGTCCGCAAAACGATCCTACGAGAGACCCTTATCACTCTACAGGAGCGCGTGGACCGGGAGCTGAAGGGCCACCGCTGGAGTCGGAAGAAGATCACGGAGCAGCTGGTAGCGCAACAGTCCTCGAACGCCAGCCCTCCGCAAAACACCCGGGAACTCAACGACGCGCTGGCGTTTTTGTACCAGGTCCAGTTCATTTTCGTAGACGAGGCGAATAAGAAGATCTCCTGGTCCCCGGAAGATGTTCGGACCTGGTCTACGGAACGCCCCGTGTGGGCTCTCTCTCTCGGCTCCCGGGCAATTTTCCATATGCCCGGTGAAGAGTCTGTCGCGAAACAGCTCGGTCACTGGGTTTCCGAACGGGAGCTTGCCAAATGGAAGATACAGTGGCCTACAGCGGAAGGCACCCTAGAAACACTGAAACTCCGGTACTCCGAAACGAATGTGGGGACGACCTTCCGCACAGACAAACCGAAGAAGGCGGATTATGCGACTGTGCTCGGACGCCAAGAGGCGATCAAGTCGCTCGCAAAATTCGGCGCACACAATATCAGTGAAGAGGTCATTGTTTGATTGCGGCCATGAAAATTGAATGGGACCGCAGTCCTTCGGCCGCTCAAAGCGAAACATCTATAGTCAAATAGAGTTGCGATCCCATGGAACTTTTATCCGCAGAGTATAAAAGTATTCAGTCACAGGTACAGGAGTGGCTGGACCACCCCGAGCACGAATTGGAGACGACGTTCGGAGAAACGGGGAGCGTCGACATGACGACCTTCTTGAACGTGGCCAAGCGTCTTCGCATGAAAGGCTACACGAGTCTTCCGCAGGGAAACAGTCTCGCCGTCATCACGAAGGAGAACATTCGCTTCTCTCTCTCCAGTCTCGGAATCATCCAGGAGTACTGCCGCGACGACACGATGGCCGGAAAGCCGTTTACGGCAATGATCAAGGACCGTTCCGTGAAGATGCGCAACGTCGACGTGGAAGAGTACGGGTTCCGGATCAAGTCGCGCCGAGAGATTCCGATGGGTTCCGACGACGCGACGGTGAAGAAGTTGTTCGTGCGCTGGGCCGAAGTTCCGAAGGCCTTTCGGCTAATCCGCCGATGGACGTTCGAGGACACCGGCATTCGGATCGACATGTCGATCGTAAAGAGCACGAAAAAGTTGTCCGGCGGGGGCTTCAAGTGGCAGAAGCTGTTCCGCGACCAGAACATTATGAATTCTACGGCAACCTATGAGATTGAAGTGGAACTTCTGCGGGTCGACGGCGACACGCAGGAATCGGCGACCAAGCGGCTCATTCGTGGCGTCGGTGAGGTCATGCGCGGGATCCAGAAGAACGTCCACCTGATTCGCAAATCGACTGTGCGCAGTGTCCTCGATGGCTATAAACTCCTCGTGGGATCCGACGCATTTCGGGGGCCGGCGCCGATCCCCTTGCAGAAGGAGAATTTCGTCAAGGAGCGGGGCGGAAAGGACGCGAAGCCGAATATTCGGGATGGCTACAATGTGACGGACAAGGCGGATGGGCTGCGCTGCCTGGCATACTGCAACGGGTCCGGCGAACTCTTTCTGATCGATATGAGCATGCGGAATGTGTATCGTACGGGTCTGAAACAGCCCGAGTGCCGCGAGTCACTCCTCGACGGAGAGTGGGTGACGGCCAATAAGGATCGCGAGCCGGTTCAGCTGTACCTCATATTCGACATATTCTTCACGACGGACAAGAAGGACGTGAGTCAGCTGCCCTTTCACTCTGCCGATGCAGAGGTACAGACAAGACATCGGCATATGACGAAGTGGGTGGCTACGTGGAACAAGACGGCCCGCGCTGCGACTCCGACGCAGCTACAGGTCTCCGTCAAGGACTTTCTGTTCGCACGCCCTACGGACGAGATGAGTATATTCCGGGCCGCCGCGCGCATCCTGGACATCGGACACGAATACTATACGGACGGCCTCATCTTTACACCGAATGCGAAACCCCTTCCGAAGGCGAGCGGCTCGACGTTCTACGAGCAGTTCAAGTGGAAGCCGCCTCGGGACAATACGGTCGACTTTCTGGTGAGATTCCAGAAGGCCGGCTCGTCAAAGACGGAGGACAAGATCAACGTGGGAATCAAGCCCGGCACCGACGAGACTGTCTCGTACAAGACGCTCCGCCTCTTCGTCGGATCGTCGATTGTGAACTCCCGTGGGACCGTGCTGAATGAGCTGGAACTCCCGAAGCCGGATCGCATGATGAAGGGGTCCGAGATAAAGGGCGAATATAAGCCGGTTCTCTTCACGCCCAAGGAGTTCGCGGACTCCATGGCGAGTTACTGCAATCTGCCTGTGGAGACGGACCCTGATACGGGGGAGACATACGTGAAGACGCATGACACGGGG